AACATTAAAAATGTTAAAAATATATAAGTCACTTTCGTATTTCCCATCACCTAAACTATATACTTCAAAAGTATCAACCCCATTGTAGTTAAAATTTAATTTAACAAACTCTCCCGGTGTTAATCCATGTTTCATCGGACATATACATTTAATAATCCCTCTTCCGTTATATACAGTTGTATCATCATTTTCAACCACAAAAGGAATCCCGTCTGAAGCGACCCAATCTAATGTAACTGCGTTTGAAATTGATGGTATTTTAATAATAGCATTTAATTGTTTTTGATAATCATTTTCAAATGGATAACTAACATAATGCGTCCAATTATATGTTGAAGCACTTTTGCTTACAAAAGTCAAATGATTATATGGTGGTTGAGTATAACCCGGAACATTGTAATCAGTTCTAATAAAATCAAATTCATTATATTGTGGAAATCCTGACCAAATAACACTTGGATTTATACCAGTTGGGGTACAATTATTCGCCGCCGCTTGAGCTTCATTAACATAATACAGATTATTTTCAAATGGTATGTAATCCGTACTACCTGTATATGAATTATTAAATAATAATGAAAATTTACAGGTAGGTCTAAATATATCAGATTTTTGTCTTTCATCATCAAACACTTGTTCCAAACTAACATCAATATTCCTATCAAATTCAACATTTATTTGAGCGGTTTGAACTAAAGGAACATTGAACATCAGATTGGTGTCTGGTGCCGATTTATATCGTAAAGAACCTAAAATTACTCTAGTATCAATTCTATTTCCCATATTATAATGTTGTTGTTGTATCTAACCATTTAGTTGTGAATCTATCAAATGCCGATTTACCTTTTTTCAATCCAAAATAAAAATAAAACGGAGCTCCGGTATTAAACAATCTGTCATCATATGAATTTGATTCAATAGAGTTAAACTCCGGATTTAATGTTCCATCAGGATAAACAGAATAAATATAACCTTTAAAGTATTTGTTTTCAGGACTTTGAGATGTTCTCATATATCTTGATGAAGGTTCAGTTCTGTCTAACAATTGATAAGGATAATTAAAAAATGCTGGGTTGTTTATTGGGTTAGTATACCACCCATTTTTTTGAGACCCAAAAATACTATTGGTGTCATCTGGTTTTATATTCCATTGATAAAATGGAACCGTTTGAGTGAATACCGAAAAATAACTAAAAGTACACGGTTGATTCGCAATCCCATCAGGGTCAATAATCGTTCTTTTTGGTGATATAAAATCTCGCGTTTGAGTATCTGAAGAAAAGAAAACACCAAACACCACCTTATTAATATCACTTGACGGGTTATAATATATTGGGTTTTGTTGTCCAGCAGGATTGTCAGGATAATTTAATGATTGGAACGGCGCCACCGATAATTCAGAATTAATAGCAATCATTTGAGCATAATCACCATCAATCATAAGTTTAGTTCTACTGAAAAATGATAGGATACCAGTATTATTTAACCCAATTTTTTGCAAAAATCCGGGACTAGCTAATCTTGTAATAATTAAAAGATTTAATAATTCAGAAACATCACCATAACTTGACGTATTTAACCTATTCATAACATACCCATCAAAATCATCAGACATAACCAATTCTTGTATATATAAGTTTCTTGGTCCTAAATCCATGATAGTTGTTGGATATTTTAAATTTTTTAAATTACCACCATAACCACCAAATATACCTTCTATAACTGAAGCAGGACGAGGTCTATCCATACCAATAAATTCAGAAATACTATCATTCCAAGGACTACTTCTATAATAAAAATTATTAGTGTCTTGGTCAAAATAAATATTTTCACTACAAATTCTACTCACAGGTCGATTTTGACTATTGAAAACAATATCATTAGAAAATGAAAAAGTGTAAAGAACTCCATTAATCCAATTGTTCGTAAATAAATGAGAAAATACATTTCTACATGCACCAAACATTACTTGAATCCTATTTGTCCATTCAAACACTACTTGAAAATCTTGACCTGATAATAAAGAAAGTATTGGTTGAGTAATTAATATGTAACAACCACCATCAAACTTAACTTTACCACCACCAAAACTCCAACAAGAATTTCCTTTATCATATATTCTTAAATTATTTTTTCCACCAATTTCTTCACTATAATAACACCCTAACGGTGCCATATCACCACAATTAAATGACTTTAAAATTTGATTAACAAGTTCTGGTTCAGCATCCGGACCAACTATTGGTTCAGGTGCAAAAGCCCCCGCTTCTCCCACAAATACATTTGATGACCCCGTACCACCAACACTTTGATTAATAGTTGCACCATCATCAGTTACAACAAAAATTGCAAAATTAGTGTTTGTGTGTAAAGGGAAACTATTACCTAAATTATTTTGTACAACTGTTGATGTTGGTAATCTATCAGACCTCATCACTATTTTACGTTGATTAACACTAGTTAAATCAAAATTTAAAACCGCCGTACTTGGATATTTTGGCGCGTAATAAATACCTTCAACTGAAAATGGGTTACTTCCAGTAGTTTGATTTATATCTAATCTCTGATAAAACATAGTACCACCTTCAACTATCTCACCTAAATAATAACCTCTATTATCATTAGGAGAAACGTTGTATGTTCCCGCTCTTCTATTATAAGGAACACTAAATACTATACACTGTATGTCATAAGTATACTGAATGTCCCACTCCATAATAAACCCATTCCAACCACGCGTTCCTTCTTGATAAGGAAATGGTGGGTTATCATCATTCGTATATTGGTTAACCACTTTAGACACTGTAGATGATGGTGATGTCACGGATGATAATGTAGGAAGTCCATTTACCGGAGTAAAACCACCGTTTGTTGTATCTAAATTAGAATAATACGTATGTAAATTACTCGAGAAAGCACTAAAACCAAATGTTTCAAATAATGGGTTAGGTGGTGTTATAGATGGTAGAAAACGAAACGAATTAAAATAAAAATCAGATGTTAAATTACTATTAGTAATATGATTAACACAATTTAAAGTACCTTGAATTGGGTAATTTAATTTATATTTTTCACCCATTACTATTGTTGATGAATTACCAAAATTATAACCAAATAATCGACTTAAATCATATTGAACTTTAGTTCTACTTGAATTAGGGTCAACACCTCTAACCAAGAAAATAACTTTCTGTTTATCCATTGATTTATAATAATCTATAGGTGAAAAATATCTTTCTATTGTTGACCAAGACAAGTGTGGATTACAAGGAAACGCAAATTCTTGAGGTTGGCTTACACGATAAAATCTCATATCGTTATTTAAAAACCTATTATAAAATGAATTATTGCTGTTCCAATCATTAGGTAATGAAGCCGTACTAGTATTACACATTCCACTATATTGAGCATAAGTCATACCTGTAATAACTTGAAAATATTCAACATCCATAGGGAATCTAGCATATCGAGGGTCACCTGAAAAAGTAACAATTTGATATGATACAGATTGATTACCTGAAGTACCATCAGGATTTGCATAAGTAATCGAAATTGTTCCGGGATTAGTTGTTGACCCACTATTTATTGTCGTACCTGTAATGGTATTTGTACCATACTCATTTAATGTAGTTCCGGTATTAATAACATTTTTATCTTTTGATAGAGTAAAATCTTGAAAAGATAACATAGTACCCGCTTCTAAATTTGTTGCACTTTGAGTACATACTATCGCAACCACATTATCATAATGAAAATTAGTTGTTGGTGTCGGAGGATTTAAATCCGGTTGAAATGTTACTTTAATTCTATTAACCCCCCCACCAGGATTATCACCACTTTCATTAAAATATTTTCCTTTAGTATTAAACAAATTTAATCTTTCAGATACAGTTAAACTCGATGAAAAATATAAATATTCAGGATTATCCGCAGATAATGCAGGGTCTTCGTCATCATTTGTTGATATAACTGAAGTAGGAACTCTTGTTGAGGGTGTAAATGACGCATTGTCAGCATTACCCAAACCATCTCCCGCAAATAAATTTTGATAAACAGAATCACCTGTGTTAACACCGGGTACAGGTGGTGGTCCGGGTGTTCCATTATTTAATCTATTAATCTTATATTGTGAGGCGATTTCAAATGGGGTTAATAATGATGAACCAGCCCCTTCAGGAAGAGATTCGTCTGGCGCGTCTATTTCTAATTGTTCTACATCAGGTTCATCTTTAGGTAAATCTCCATTATCACCACAATCACAAAATGAACACTCCGGATAAGATAAATTTGGTATTTTAATATTTTTTAACTTATCAGGAAATTCAAGAATTTGTTTTGCCAAACGATTAGCGTCTGATATACCAGGACAATTCATTTTGTCTCTTAATTTTCTAAATCGTCTACCAATTATCGGCAATGCCCCAAGAATACCTAAAAGTGGTTTTAAAATAGCCGCACAAATAAACCCAACAAGAAGTATTAAAGGATAAAGAATAACGACTAATATTATTCCTATAACTTTAAGAACAAACCAAAGAATATGAATAACAGGTATTAATGAGATAAAAACAGGTCTGAATAAAAACAACATTATCCAAAATAAAAAATAAATTAAGTCAAACCTAAAAACACCATCATTTGTTGGAAATTTATTGTTCTCACTTTCACAAGAATCATCAATAATATTTTTAATACCAATAAATTGTGTATTTAAATACCCTTTTCTATATTGGTCAACTAATTGAGATACAGTATAAACTTTATTATATTGCATTAAATAAAACGTATCTGTACAATCTATTGCCGATTGAAAATCAACATAATCATCCCAATCTAAACTAAACGCATATGACTTCTTTTGAAGTGTTGCGTTTGGGTTTGAACCACTAGTTGTCCAACCGTGTTCTTTAACATTTGGTACTAAAAAATACCCTCTTCTAACAGGTTCTGATATTGATGGTGATTGATTCCATTTAACTTTGAATCGGTATTTACCTTTAGTCGGGATACCTTTTTTAGGGTCATCAGATATAACTTGTTCCCCAAACTCATTAGTTATTAAATAATCTAAATTCATTGGGACATCTACTAACCACGCACCATTATCATCAATAACTTGACCACCTTCTTCTAAATCCACTGTCTCTAAAATTGGTTTACCCTGAGCATCTAAAAAAATAGTTTGTCTTATTGCTAATATTTCTCCCGGGCCGGTTACTAAAGTACATTGTGAACCGGATTTAAGTCGGGGTTTACAATTTCTCGGAAGGGCTTCGTCATCGTTACTTGAAACAATCGAACCCATAAAGATGGATGTTGGTCTAATATCAATACCGGATTCTTTAGATAAATCAAAATCAGTTCTTGTTATACCCAAATTACATATTTCAGGTTGACCCCATAACGGCTCAACCTCAATAGTTCTATTAAAATTAATAATTTGAGGTAACGAATTTAAATTTGATGATGCTTTGAAATTTATACCAGCAACTTGAGTTGGTGTTGCAAGACCCATTCTAATTAAATCTTGAGGTGATAATGAAAATTCCCCAATATCTGATAAGTCAATATCAACAACAACTGTTTGACTTCCGGTTGGTACACCAAAAATCATATAGTCACCGCTAGAGTTTGTTACAGTAGAGTATTTGTAGTATTTATCGTATACCTGTATTAAAGTTGGGTCGGTTAAAACATCCTTCCGATTAAAAAAAGTTCCTGTTGGATTATGTCCACTATGAGATTTAACATATGGTAGTAGATTATATCTATAACCATCTTCATTTAAATCTGTTAATGTTTTATACGGATATAAATCAGAAGTAACAGGATTAAGTTCGTCATTTGTGTCTAAAGGTATAAACACAGAAACTTTAGCATTTGGAATACCAAAACCATTGTTCACACTTACCCTACCAACAATTACCCCGTAATCAGAGCATTGTCTAGTATATATTTGACTTTGTAATAATTTTAGAGATAGTATTTCTAAATACTCAAATTCTTGGTCTATCAAGACGTTAAGTGATTTGTCAACACCAGGCTCAGTACGTATTCTAAATGAATTGGACATAATAATCTTTTTTAATAAATAGTTTATATACTATTTTCAAAAGATAATTCAATAAATTTTAAAATAAATTGCTAAGAGAAATTAACCGTTTTAATATTTTTAACTCTCACATTGATATCTTTGTTTGGATATCTAACTTGATACACTTGTCTTGGTTCGGCAAAAATTGTATCATCAACTAATTCAATTTGTTTAGTTTCCGAATCAATATATCTTTGTGATGTTTGAGAGGAAGAATATTGACCACCAACTTTATTAAAAAATGTCATGTCAGAAACGGAAATAACCCCATTTTCACTTTGAACTAATCTTCTTAATTCTGATACATTAACATTTTCACCCATTTCTTGGTTTGTTGGGTCAAAATAATCTGTGATTATATTAATTATTTGAGAAATAATAGAACCTTGATTTTGTGAATTGTCTAACACAACGTCAACATTTATTGCTAAATCAATAACATTTGCACTTTCAATTGACACATAATCATTAATCATACGATAATTTGACAGGTAGTTTGCAACATTATTTTTTAAAGTGTTTGAAACAATCTCAGTTAATCTACCAGTTTCATCATATGATAACATTTGAACTTTAATTTTATTATTCTCTTCAGTTATCGCAACTTTAGCCGGTGCTCCAAATTGTGAGGGCATTGTTCTAATGATTGATTCATAATCATTTACTGTAACTGCTCTGTTTTGTGCTGTAAAGTTATATGAAACTAAATTTCTAACTTCTTCTGTTGTTGGATAGTTTGCCCCACCAATAGCCGCTGTAATATTATTACATCTTAATGAATTAACCACAGTCGTATTAACTGATTCAGATGGACCATTCACAAAAAATGAAACTGTACCAATTTGTGTTATAACCCCAACACCTAAATTAGTTCCTGTACCACCACCAATTCTATATTGAACAAATAATGTGGTATTAGGTTTTAAAGTACTACCTAATGCGAAGTTATTAGAATATTTGTATAAATTTAATGGTTTACCATCTCGGGCAAATTCTCTTAATTGTTCATCAGCCGATTGACTACCACCACCAAAGGTCATTTTAAAGAAACCTTCAGGTGTAAATTCTGTTATGAATTTAGTTGCGGTATTCACATATCTACCAACTTTAATACCAGGGTTATCCGAAACTTTTGTTGGGTCTTCAATAAACACTCTATCTTGGGCTAAAGCCTGTACTTCAAACCATCTATTATCAACACCTAAAAATTCTTGATTTGAGGGTACATTGGCGTATTGAGTTCCATCTTTTAATAAAACACTTGTTACTCCTAAAACGGTCTTTTCAGGTAAAAATAATTCAAAAAATGGTCTAACATCATTTGCGGTAATAACTCTTTTAAAAACTTTAGTTATACCATTAACAACGGTCTCACGTTTAACAATTGTATAATTTAATAACTTATTGTTTGAGTCGAAATTTGGGATTTTTAGTCTATTAGGAAATCCGTCTGCGTTTGATGGTGAAGAAAAATCAATATCATAAACAGTTTCAAATACTTGACCCGCGCCACTTACTTGAGAACCTCTACGTAGAATACCACAATACCTTAAATCCTCTTTATCTCCAAAAGCAGGTACAGTTATTGAAAAATCAACTAAAGCAACTGAAGGTCTTTGACCCGGAACTTTTAATCCATAAGTTTTGGCGATGTTAAATACTGATGACCTTTGTTGAGCGTACTGTAATACCGTTTCTTGAATACTTCTATCTATGTTGAATTGAAGGTTGTCGGTAACCGCAGCGTTTAGGTCTAATAATACAGAGAATACACTCGCATCATTAAAGTTGTCAACTAAATCCGGATAATAAGTTCTTGTAAAGTTTATTAACTCGGTTCTAATTGATTGGAAATCTCTCGTAGTATACGATATTTTTTTATTTGCCATATTCTTTAAATATTTAGGATTACAAAATCACTAGCGTTAAACACGTCATTATTTATTTGATAATCTATTTTTACTTTCGCAGTGTGTTCTTTAGTTCCAATACCCGGTACTCTAAAAACACGTGTATCGTATTGGTCAACATAAGTACCTTTATCTTCTTCACCATCTGATGCCGCGGTGATACTTATGTTTTTAATTGTTATTCCCGGTATATATTCCTCAACAGCGTCCCTAATTTCAGCATCAATATCTGAAAATGTAGGACCATCTAATGGTTCAAATATAAATTCATACAATCTTGTACCAAAATCGGGTAAAAAATATCTACTTCCTTTTCTAGTCAATAATAAATGTATTAAGTCCGTTCTTGTTTCTTGAGTACTATCTGTGGAAAGGTCTAAATACTTTCCATCATAAGAATCCCTAAAAGGGAAATTAATACCATATGTTTTTCCATCTGCCATATCTATAAATATAGTGTCGTAATTATTTCTTATAAATAGAGTAAAATAAAAAATCACGACCAAAGTCGTGATTAATATTTATTTCTATTAAGAACCACATCCAAAACACTCAAATTCTGTGTCTGTTGGTTTTGAAGTTAGTTCAACTGTTGGTTTCTCAATTGGTTTTAATTGACCAACTTTTGAGATATCCACCGCCAAGTGTTTAGCTCCGGTTGATATCGCTTTAGTTCTAACATAATAACAAAGAGTTTTCAATCCTTTACCCCAAGAATGGAAGTGTGATGATGAAATCTTTGATAGTGTTGGATTAGACATATAGATATTCATTGATTGTGATTGGTCAATGAATGGTGCTCTGTCTGCCGCCATATCAATAAGTTCTCTTTGAGATATTTCCCAAATTGTTTTGTATTTTGGAATTAAATGTTCAATTCTTTTAACTTTCTTGTTATAATTTTTATCTTCTTGGTCAAGATAATTATTAAAGTTAATATTTTGAATTGACCCTTCATTCATAATGATTTCATTTTTCAAATCTTCAGACCAAATACCAATTTTCTCAAAATCACTAATTAAGTATTTGTTAACAATTAAAATTTCTCCTCCAACTACACGACGATTAAATAATGCCGAGTGAGCCGGTTCTGTCATTTCAAATGAACCTGTAATCTTAGCTGAAGATGCAACTGGCATCTGAGCCGTGAATAATGAGTTACAAACTCCGTGATTAGATACTTCTAATTTAAGTGAGTCCCAATCCCACATTCTTCCTAAACCTTCATAATCTAACCCCCACATATCGAATTGGAATATACCTTTTGACATTGGCGAACCGTTAAAGAATTCGTATGGTTTGTATTCACCTGATTTACATAATTCCATACTTTCGGTGATTGCCGCAAAGTAGATTGTTTCAAAAATTTCTTTGTTTAATTGTTTCGCCTCTTCAGATGTGAAGATATAATCCATTAAGAAAAATACGTCAGCAAGACCTTGAGTTCCAATCGCAATTGCTCTTTGTTCTAAACCACCTTTTCTACCTTGTTCAGTTGAATAACTATTAATGTCAACAACTTTGTTAAGTGCTCTAACAACCTTTCTAACTTCACTATAAAGTAATTTGAAATCAAACTCCCCTTTAACGATAAAGTTTTTCAATACCATAGATGATAACGTACAGATTGCCGTAGTATTTTCATCGGTATATTGGTAAATCTCATTACATAGATTAGATTGTTTAATCACCCCAATGTTTTGATGGTTAGTTTTTCTGTTAGCACTATCTTTAGAACATAAGTAAGGAACTCCGGTTTCAACTTGAGATTCAATAATTTTATTCCAAATTGTTTGTGCTTTCACTTTTTTACCAAGACCAAGTTCAACCGCTTTGTTGTAGTTTGCCTCATACTCAACACCATAAGTTTCCTGTAATGGTTTGATACCCGCCTTTTTAATGTCGTTAGGACAGAACAAATACCAATCAGAATTATTCTTAACCGCCTCCATAAAGTTGTCCGGTAACCATATTGAGGTAAATAAATCTTTTGCTCTTAATTCTTCAGCTCCCGTATTCTTTTTGATTTCAAGTAAATCAATGATGTCTTTATGCCAAGGTTCAATGTAGATAGCTGCACTACCCGGTCTTCTACCTTGTTGATTAAAGAATCTTAATCCTTCATTTACAATCTTTAAGTATTTTAATAAACCACCCGCAAATCCACCTGATGAGTTAATACGACTTTCTTTACTACGAATGTTAGACATACATAATCCAATACCTGCAGCATCTGACGAATACGTTGAAATATCGTTGAATGTTTGCAATAACCCTTCTCTTGAGTCCCCGTGATTGTATTTCAATACACAAGATGCTAGTTGAGGTGTTTTAGTTCCCGCGTTAATCATAATCGGTGTCGCAGGAGATATAACTTGATTTGATAATGATTGATAATATTCAACCGCTTGTTCAAATGATTTAGTAACCCATAAAGCAACTCTCATATACATATGTTGAGGTCTTTCAATTACTCTACCTTCAGGATTTTTTAACAAATACATTTCTTGTAATGATTTCCAAGCAAAATAATCAAAATTGTAATCATTCTCGTGATTAATTACAGAATCAATATTTTCAGGACCATATTGTTCAATAGTTTCCATTAACTTATCGTTAATAATACCATCAACGTGTAATGTGTGCATTGTGTTACAGAAACTTTCATCAGTTTCTTTATGATACGCAGAAATAGCAACAGATGATGCTAATCTTGAGTAGTCGTGATGACTTCCGGTATATGCCGCAGCAATCTCATAAACTAACTTATCCAACTCTTTGGTTGTAATAACACCCTCTGTTGGAACTGAAGTAATCACCTTAATGAATACCTCATCAGCATTTACGTTTAATCCTCTTGCCGCTCGTTTAACTCTATTATAAATTTTTTGGGGGTTGAACGAAACTTCGTCTCCCCCTCTTTTTCTTATCTTTAATGACATCATATTAAAAATCGTCTGTAAATGTTAATGACTCACCTAACTTGGCCTTTTGATACTCCATTGTTCTTGATTCAAAGAAGTTACCTTTTGTTTCAACAGCAATCTGTTCCATAAATTTAAATGGTTGTTCCACATTAAAGTGTTTTTTACAACCAAACTTAACCAATAATCCGTCAGTAACAAATTCAAGATATTGTTTCATTAAGTTTGAATTCATACCAATTAAAGACACAGGTAATGATTCAGTGATAAATTCTTTTTCAATTTCTAAAGCGGATAGTAAGATTTCTTTAATTCTTTTCTCCGTTGGTTTGTTCTCAACGTGATTGTTAATCAAATGAATAGCAAAATCACAATGTAAGTTCTCATCTTTAAAGATTAATGAATTTGCATTACATAATCCTTGCATAATTCCTCTTGATTTCATCCAAAAGATAGAACAGAATGAACCGGAAAAGAAAATTCCTTCAACAGCCGCGAACGCAACTAATCTTTCTTGAAAAGAGGCGTTCTCAATCCAATCAAGAGCCCATTTAGCTTTCTTTTGAACTGCCGGTAATCTATCAATTGCGTGGAAACATTCGTCTTTCTCTGTTTCATCAGAAACATAAGTATCAATCAATAATGAATACATTAACGAGTGAATGTTTTCCATCATAATTTGAAATCCGTAGAAGAATTTCGCCTCAGCGTATTGAACCTCTTTTAAGAAATTTTCAGCCAAGTTTTCATTTACAATACCATCAGACGCTGCAAAGAACGCTAATATATTTTTAAGGAAATATCTTTCATTATCAGATAGGTTTTCCCAATCTCTAATATCGTTAGATAAATCTACTTCTTCTGCCGTCCAAAAAGCCGCTTGATGTTGTTTGTAAAATTCCCATATATCATTATGTTCAATAGGGAAAATAACGAATCTGTCATTATTTGGTTCTAATATTTTTTCTTTCATTTTTAAATTAATTTTGTGTTTGTTCTTTTTGTTTTCTTTTGTCTAACAAATCTTTTATTCTTTGTCTGTTTCTTTCTTCGGTTTGTTCTTCTAACCCTAAAAATGTTACAGAACTTTCAGTGTCAATCTCCAACATACCATTATCAAATTTACAATTCTCAAATACAACACCATCATCACCAATACGTGATTTAGTAATTGCAATCGTTGCTAGTTTCATTTCTTTTTGTTGTAGAGATTTTGCCACGGAAATGATTACGTGTCCAACCTGTGCTTTTTTAATAGAACCCCCCATTTGGTCAGTAGTTACAACATCAGAAGATATTGAACTTCTATTACCTTGAGTTGCCGTCCACCCTACCAAGTCAAGTTCGTGACACATAGATTCAAATGCTCTCATCACAGACCCTTCAGATTTCCATTCATCCCCCAAGTTTTTATCCGGAACTACACAATCAATGTAGTCCAATAATACCATATCAATTTTGTTTCCTTCAGAAATCATTTTTCTAATTTGATTCTTAATTTGCATCATTGTTACGGTGTCAGATGGAAGTTTTTTAAGTATAAGTTCATTAGGCATTTTCTCCTTAATCTCTTGAACTTTAACCATAACTTCATCCTTTTTTAAAGACAATTCATCCGGATGAATTTTTGTCCATAATGTAATGTGTTTACGTTGGATAATCTTTGGGTTATCCTCAAAGAATATTTGTAAAACATTATATCCCAAATTAAATGCGTGATTTGAGATTTTTGTCAGTAAAGTTGATTTACCAACACCTGTTGGTGCTAATACAACACCGATTTCACCTTTAGCTAAACCACCTTTTAATAACCTATCTATTCCCGGAATACCCATTGGTATCGGATGTCGATAATCTTCGTTTAAAACGTCATCTAAATTACTGAAAACACTTTCCGTTCCTTTTTCGTGTTCCCCAACTTGAAGAGCTTTACTAACCATTTCCTCTAATGTGTCATAACTCTCAAATTCACCAGTGTCGATGATTTTTTGAGCTTTAACCATTACTTTCTGTAACTCCTGTTGCTTACAGAACTTCATTGATTTTTCTTGTACAAATTCTGCACCCTCAAGAGTAGATTCCTTAACTTTTGTAAGGGTATCAATAATGATTTTTGCCGCCAGAGGTTGTTGTATCTCAGATTTTGTGATTTGTTCTAATGTGTCAAAGGTTGGTGTATGTTCGTATTTTGTATAATACTCTTTAATCATTTGAATGATTAGTTTAAAGTATTTATTTTCAAAATAACTTGTTTCAATCACATCGATAATAGACCTTGAGAAATCTTTGTCGATAATGATTTGGTTTAATAATTGTATCTGAAAGGTACTACCTAGATACTCGAAATTTTTGTTTGACGCCATATAATTTTTCTTTTAGTGTATTAATAAATACTACACACTTAAGGTAACATCCAGATATTTTTTTGTTAAATTTTTAGATGAAAAAATGTCAGTCAAGTTCATCAATAAGTTTTTTAGGTGTGGGCGTACATCCACAGTATATCTTATCTTTGGGGGGTATATTTTAGCATCCACTTGTCTATGACAAATTGTCATATCATTTTGTTTAATGAAGATGTTAAAATACTCCGGACCATCAGTATATGACGTTTCCAAAATAGCCGGATTGTTAATAATTTCATACATGTTATCAGACATATACGTTACTGTTTTCAATGATAATTGAGTTTGAATGTCTTCTTTAAATTCACGAAGTAATTCATAAAGTTCTAATGAGTTTTTTGCCTCATTGTTAAACTCTCTTACGTTAAAAAATCTTTGTACAATGATGTTATCATTTACCATCATTAAGAATTCTAATTTTACCGATTCTTGGTCTTTCATAGTTTTAATTAATTGTTGTTATAATTTCTTTTTTCTTTTCTCGTTAGTTTCATAAAGGGTCTAACAAAATTTACCCATGCGTCATCCCCCTTTGGTAGATATTTAAAAAAACCGTCTTCCATCATCATCTTTATAAGATTCCTATGTCCCCGACCATCCGGGTCTAACGTTTCTCTATAATATAACTCTACAAGTTCTTTAGCATCATCAGTAATTAACGGATTCGATAGATTTATTATTTTCTCATTAATAGTGAAAAATTCCTCCCCATGAACACCTCTTTTAGTTTTACCCGATATTAAATTTTGTAATGTTTTATTATTCTTATTTTCTTTAAGTAGGTTCTCAGCTTTTTGTAAAATATCGGTAATAGTAACCGGTTTTTCAAGTAACTCAGGGAAAAACTTAATAAGTGTTTTTTCACCTAAACCTGAAATACCATCAATGTTATCAGATTTGTCACCCGATAAAATTTTATAAGTTTTAATATTTTGATGAGGAAATTCGTAAATATCACATTTGATTTTACTACCTAATTGATAAGTTTCTTTAGTTCTTGGGTAATACACCGAAACCTTATCTGAAATAAGTTGGGTGAGGTCTTTATCCCCCGAATAAATGGTTTTTTGTTCGTTATCAGAGATTTGGCAATAGTAAGCAATCAAATCATCCGCTTCGTTATTATCTACGTTGATTTGTCTCACATAACAGTCCTCCAAGTATTGTTTAATTCTTTCTTTCTGCTCAGTGAAAGAATCTAACTTATACTCGTTGTCTCTGTCTCTACGTTGTTCTTTGTATTGGGGATAAATAAGTTTGCGAGTTGAAGAGTTATCATCACCATCCCACATAACAACAACCTTATCAAAGTTTTGTTCATCTATGAATCGTCTAATGGTGTTCACAAAGTGCCATAAGGCACCTATATGTTTTCCATTATGATAATAATCTTTTACTCCGTGAAATCCAATCTTTACTAAATTATTGCCGTCCACTAATAGGGTTTTAACCACTTGTTTTGTTTGTATTCGTTACTAATCTTTTTCTTCTACTTCTTTCAAATCAAAATCACCATCTGTTCCAATGATGTTTTTCCAATATTCAGAGTATTCTTTTTTGTACTTCTCAATTGAAGCTTTTTCTTCTGTAGTCTCTTTACCTGCCAAGAATCCATGAGGTGTTACTATAATTTTACCATCCTCATAACCTAATCCATTGATGTGGTTTTTCATTACTGAAATTTTAGTTCTCACAGCAAATTTGATAGTTCTCTTATCTTTAGTCGCAGTAATTTTTGTTGTTCCCGCACCTTTCTCATTACCAAAACGGAATACTAATGAAGAGTTTAACCAAATTGCCTCACCACCTTTAGCTTTAATTTTAGGTTGTCCAAATGGATTATCCGGAAGTTCAACCCAAGGTTGGTTAACAATAACCAAAGTATTCTCATATTTAGAATCCGCTTTACGACTTCCTGAAATTCTTTGATTAATTCCCATTCCAATTTTATCAGCTAATGCAGCAGCATTATGTTGTTTTCCACCTTTACCTTCATAAGTCATTTTACAAGGGACTGAACCAACAGAATCCCATAAGAACAATAAACTATAATCTAATTCACCTTTCTCTTGAGCATCTAATAAAGAGTTGATGTAGTCAGTAATTTGTTCAATATAACTGAAGTTATTATTGAAGATGTAGAACCCGTCCCATTCTAATTCACCTGTTTCTTCATCAACCATTTCTTCACACTCAAAACCCATAAGTTTAGCATGTTCAAACGACCATTTTTGTTCCGTAATAATGAATACAGGTAATATTTGTTTTTTCTGAGCATCAACCGCACATTTAACTAAAGCTGTGGTTTTACCTGTATCGGAATGACCCAAGAACATATTTAAATGTCCAATAGCCGGACCCGGAATACCAACAGCATCCAAAAAGTCAGGACCTAAATCAAAGAACCTTTGTGGTTTGTATTTTGCAGATGTAGAGAATTTGTCCTTAATGGACTTGAAATCATGTTTTTTAATTGCCATATCTCTAATTAATTTAATTTTTTTAGTTTTTTTAGACAAGTTGGACACCAAGTAAGACCTAGTGTCCAAGTAATATGTCTATATTTTTTTTTTGATTAGAAAGGCATATCATCTTCCGGTTCATCACCCGCTTGTGGGTCAATCGGAGCAGATGGTTTAGAACCACCAAATGACATCTCATCAGAATCAGAGTTACCATAATCGTAACCACCTTTATCAGAGTTCCATTTTGGAGTCTCACCTCTTGCGATAGCTTCTAAATACTCAACAGGTTTTTTAGAGTAAACATCTTCCCAAGATAACTCATCGTTAACCCATCCGTCAGCAGTTGCTTTGTCCTCATGAACAGGAGCCGCGTCATCATACATAACTGTTTGGATTACTGTGTAAAATGCACCTTTTGGAGTTTTAGCTTTAGTCAATTCTAAAATGATATCTCTACCTGTTACCGGGTCAGTAATATCACCTTTATTTCTCCAAATAGGAATAATTTTATCTAAAATTCCTTCATTTTTGTAGTTGTGTTTAAATCTCCAAAATTTAACACCGTCTGCCTCGTTATCTCTATCAATAACTTTCACAATGTAAAATTTACGTGATAAATAATTTTTAGCTAACTCTTTGTCAGATTCTTTTCCGGTTGAACGAAGTTCTTCGTAAACCTCATTTAAAGGTGAACGTTCGTTGTCGTTTTTTCCCGGGTCATAAAATTTTTGGAATTTTCCATCTACTTGAATCTCGTGATACCAAACTTCTTTAAATGGGGTTGAACCATCTGTAGTTGGTAAGATTCTTAATCTTCGTTGCCCTTGAGTTTCCTTGTCTTGAAGGATTGCCGCGAAGTATTTTTTCATTCTCTCTTCTTGTGTAAATTTTGAGGTAGAAGAAGAACTACCTTGTTTTGATTGCTCGTATTGAGCCAAAACTGCGTCTAATGAATTTGTCGCCATAGTGTTTAAAATATTTAAAGGTTTATTAAAGTATAAGTGTCAGCCGTGTGTTTGTCAAATTGTTTTGTAAAAAAAACGGTCCGAAGACCGTTAAAATTATCTTACTTGTCTAAATGGATTTACTTCGTCTTCAAAATTTCTGAAGGTTTTTTTAATCTCATTTGGTGAATAATCTTCAACTTCGTCTTGAGTTAAAACATATTCATTTTTTCCTGTTTTTTCCATATCCTCCTCTTTATCATCAAAGAATTGACTTAATTTTTGATTGAAAGGACCTGAATCTAATGTTCTTAATTCTAATTTTTCTTGAGGAGTTTTTTCTCTGTATTTTTCAACTTTAGCTTCTAAATCATTTAATTTAGTCATGATACCATCCATTTCACCTAATTTAGTTTCTAAATTATCTAAATGTTGGAATAAGTTATTAAAATACTCTTCTTGTTTCTCTTCAACTTTTTTCTGTGATTTTACTAAATCAGTAATATCCATTTCTTCCGTTTTTGATTCTGATTTTTCATCATCACCAATTTTTTCCACATCCGGGTCAGTCGCAACATCAACCGGTTGAGGTCCTGCCGGAGCCGGTGGGGCAATCGCAGCATTTGGGTCTGCCGGTGGAGCCGTTTCAGGAGCTAATCCTGCATCAGGAGCCGGAGCTGCGTTTGGGTCAACTTCACCAGGTGGAGGAGGTAACGTAGCATCTTGTTCAACAATATATTGATTGATAGAATTATATCTAGCAATTTCCTCTAAAATTTGATTGTCTATTTTTTTCATGTTATTAACCGTTTAATAGTTGTTTTACACCTGTTAAAGTTTCAACTTGAATTTTTTTATTTTTGTTTAATGTGTTATCAACTCTTTCAATTAAACCATCTTTCATTCTGATAGTATAACAATCTCCAGTGTCTAAATCACATACTTGTTTAGAACCATCCCCCAAATCTTTTTCGGTACTTCTGGTATTTTTACCTAAATAGTTGTCTAATATTAATTTTGTGTCCATAATCTTTTATTTATAAATATCTTTTATTTTGAAAAAACTTAATTTAACATGTTGTTCCGTTTCTAGAACATGGTTTACTATCCCAAATAATTTCAGAACCTGTATATGGTTGACTATAACATTTACAACAAATATTATCCTTAACTTTTTTCCACAAATTGACTTCAATCACTTTACGAGCTCCAAAATCCTCATCAGGACATTTTATTGGTGTGAAAACATATTGAAATGAATAACTAATATTTGGAAAAGCATTAACTTTTACAACCAAAGTAAATGTATATTCCTTATCATTTCGAGCTTCCTCTAAAATTGCTCTAATGTTAGGAACTGAAACAAATGCACCAATATTTTTATTTTTGTCTGGTTCTATGGTAAAACTACCAATTTCTACTTTATCAATACCTCCCACAATATATAATTTAGCAGGATAGTTTTGTGTTAATAATTCATCTTCATAATCAATAACAAAATCACCCCTAAGTTGACTATTATATATGTCAATATTTTCTATAGTCGCTTTACTAAATTTTTTACTATTTGCAAAAATTTCTTCATCAGTTGTGGCTTTTGGTGGTGTATTAGGTGGTGGAGTACCACTTACATTTCCACTACCGGTTTTAAATAAATCAATAGATTTTTGAACACTAGTTTCCATTTGACTTAATTGACTAGGATTATCTTGAACCAATTTGTTATAAACATCAATATTTTTTTGATTTGCCGAGAAATATAATGTATAAAATTTAACAATTTCTTTTGCGGTTATATCAGGTAATAAACTAATTTTACCACTAAATCTCGCAATTAAAAATTCAACATGTTTAGACAAATCTGAAAAAATCGCATATGGTACATTACTTGAATTACAATAAAATTGTGGATTAAAATAAGAAACACCTGTTTGACCCCAATTTTGTAATAAATCAACACCTGAATAGTTGTTTTCTTTTGTTTCCAATTCAGTTCCATTTGATGACCCCAAATAAATTGTTGCAAACACTAAATACCTTAATTTTTGGTCAGCGGTTTGAGTAATAATTGTACTAATAGAGTCTTTATATTTAGATTTAGTTGTTGTTGGAGAATCAACTTTATCATATTTTCCATAATTACTTATTGGTGTACAACTTGGGTAATCTGTTGAACTGTTTGCTGGTTTGTCTACCGCGTCTTTAACAGTATTATTAGTTTGACTAATAACATTATCTTGTTTAGTACCACTTTCTTTAATTGCCGCTTGTTTGTCTTGTTTATTTTTCTCAATAATTGAAGTTAATAAATTAGTTTTTAAAGTTTGTATGTAACTATCTATTTCAGGTAAATTTGACACAGATTGTCTGATTCCCTTAAATATTGTTTCAAACGTGCCAGGCCCAATACTATGATTAACTTCTTGAATCATGTAAGCCCCACTAAACATTGGTACGTGTCTCAAATTAAAATACATAGTTGGTTGAATCATAGCGTTACCCATCATTGACACAGTACAAGCATAACTTCTATTTTTATATAAATTATATAATGAAATATTTTGAGTTCCCGATGATTTACCTGAAGATTGTTTAACTAACTCATCTGTTTGTTGTAACGATTCTGCGGTTGCTTGTCCGGCACTTTGGTCTATTTGAAATCCATGAAAAATTGATTGACTTTGTGGGCCAACATCAACATTAAAACCAACAACTTTATTAGATTTATCCCAATCTTGTTTACCTATTTGGTCTTCAATTAATGGGTTATCACTAGCACGTCTTAAATCAAAAGAATCACCTTTAAATCTTACATTAGCATTATTTTTAAAATCCGGTTGCTCACTTGGTTTACCGGCATAAAAACAAACCATTTTAGCTGAAGAATTTCTATAATCAACATTTAAAAATGTACCAAACATTGTATTAGCAAATTCAAGAGACCCTTCCGGTTTTGGAACAGGATTTTTGACCGCATCTTGTACATTATAAAAGTTAACGTATGAAGGTATGTTCATAACAACAAAATTATTTTCAACTAAAATTGTTTGAACAAAAGTCAACATACTTGTTTTAGGGTTTATATCTGTTAATCTAAATTTTAATTTATTAACATCAACTAATACTTTATCCCCAATGTTTCTGTTTGCTCTATCCATTAATAAAACATCTTCAAAAAGTGTTTTAGTTTTAAAGTCATTACCTGAAATCCATTTATCGTTTAACGCTTTAAACGCCTCCCAATATTCTAATTTTGTTTGAGGACCTTCTAATGCAGTTGCAAGTGCAGCATCAGGTGTACTCCCAACATCAGGTAATTGTTTACGTAATTTAGGCATTAATTTATTAATAATGATATTTTGAAAATTATCTGTACTAGTTATGTATTCATTCATTAAAGTAACAAATTTATTATAATTCAAAGTACTATCATTTAATTTTTGTGTTGCGTATATTTTAATAATTGGTGCAAATATTTTAATATTATCCACACTAAAATCTATATTACAATCAACAAAGAAATCGGTTATATATGAACCATCATTTGTATATTGTAATTGAGGTATTTCGGAAAAACCAACATATACTTGTAACGCTTTCCATTCATTAGGATAATTTGTTATAGATTGTGATAACGTTACCGTTCCACCTGATGTTGGTAATGGTGTTGGTGTTTGAAATGAATACTTACTCCATGTATATGGGTCAGCAAGTAATCTATTTGAAAAAGTGTAAAATAATCTCTTATCAAAGTTTGCCGGATTACCATATTTGAAAACAACATCGTAACTTAAAAATGATTGTAAAATATTTGTTAAAACACTTAGCTGCGAATCTTGTACCGCAGAAACTAATTCAGTATTAATGTTAGTACCACCTACTTTTGGAATTCTCATTAAACTTCTCATCAACATTTGGAAATTTTTAAATGATTTGGTTGTTTCGGTATCACTATTTGATATAAACTCATCATCAAAATCATATATAGATTTTGAAAAATTTAAAAATTCCGATTCAAAACTATCTAAAACTTCTTTTTCAAAAACTGAAAACATTTCACTTATTTCGGAATATTGGTCTTGTTTACCATTAATTGAGAAATTTTCTTGTTTGGTATCACCCGTAATGTTAAAAACTTGTTTTAAATATTTTATAGGTGTTGGCTTAACAACTTTATTAATATCAAAATACCCATAATTAGGTGCAACCCAAAACATTCTAACCGAACCATTATACATTGCAGTATTACCGGTGATTTCATATTTCAATTGATTAGTTTCTTCAGTTATACACTCATTACTTGTCTGATTTATTAACGCACCTTGTGATGGTACAATATATGACGAAATGTTATCTAATGTTGTAATGTAAACTGACCAAGGAATAACTCTCAAATCTCTTTTTGGATTATTTGGGTCAAACCCTTCAGGCATATTAATTATTGCTTCAGGCACATAATTTAATGTAACTCCTGAAGTAAATCCATTTTGAATGTCCGAATCAGTATAACCTGAATATATTTGGAATCCTTGATAAAAAACATTAAAGTCATTAATTAATAATGGATAAAAACCTGTATTAATTAATGAAGATGTTTCAGCACCTAATGTTGTGTTTTTTTCTAACACAATATCCATTTGAGCCCCATTTATTATCAAATTATAGTTTCTTGTTGGTGAATTTGTTACCGGGTCATAGTTATGAACATAACTAAATCCTGACCATGATGTGTCTAAAATATCTTTACCAGTTTCAACAAAATTTTTATATCTACTCCAAACAGAACCAATTTTTAATATCCAAGCGTATGGTAACTTATGAACCGCTCCAAATTTCTTAAGTGTAGCAAAAATATAATCTAAATCAGTTACTGAATTTGACGAATAAGTTTTATATTTTTCTCTAAGTGTAGATAATGGTAAACTATTTAAAAACAGATATGCCGATGCAACGAATGGATATTCGTCACCATTTCTAAAATTCTTTACACCTTCTTGTATTGAATTAACAAAATATGGTGTGTTAAACATTGAAACGGTTTGATTACTCGTAACTAACCCTGAATAGTCATTATATCTTAAATTACCTTCTGTCGGTAATTGTGAGTCAAAACTTCTATTTTCATAAAATAATTTTAAGTCAAAATAATAAATTGGTGATTTTATATTATTAAATAAGAAATTAGTAAATGGTCTTCTATCATTATTATTAGTAATATCTAAAAAATTAGATATAATTTTCTTATTAGTATTATATGTTAATACTTTTGCTGTATTATATGATGATTTAATATCAGAAATTGAATTACCATTAGCCAATTCATTTTTAACCCAAGTAAAATTTGTAAATGGGTATGTATCAGTTAAATTAAAAATATTACTTGATGTTGAATTTGATATAAAATTAACAACATTATTTTCACCAGGTAACGAAACCAATGGTTGTGATTTATTTTCATTCAATAAGTTTTGACTTAAAAATTCAAAACTTGAATTATTAACTTTGTTTTTAATGTAAGATGTATTAAAAATACCTCTAATAAAATTTTGCCAACTTTCACCTGTACCATCATTAGATATATGTCTCATTAATATCTCAAAATTTCCGGCATTAACCCCAAACTCTTTTAATTTTTTAATAATAAAAGGATTATCATTAGATAAACTTTGAATAATATTAATACTTTCCGCCTCAGCAATAACATCTGTTACTTTATCTTGGTCTTGGGTGTTACCATTACTTCTTAATAAACCTGAATAATTTGATGTTAAAAATATTCTTTCAAATATTTCATAAAAATATTTAATTTCTTCCTTGTTATCATAAACCGCATTACTAATTGGAAATTCTATAGCGTCTAACGATACTCGTTGAATATCAGTTAATGGATTTTCAGTTGTTAAAGGGTCAGCAGGTGGTTTTACCGTTTGAGTTGTCGCTCTAATAAACTCTTCTACAAACTCTACTTCTGGCCATAAATCTGTTAAATACGCTTTAGTTTGATTTATAACATTTTTATCTCCCGGATAAGTTAATTCAAACATTTCACGACCATCTTTACCTGAAGTTGCCGTCAACATTTGAGGCCACGGATAAATAGGTAATGTTTCATTATCTCCTGATGATACGTTATCAACACACGCATTTGCTGTTTCCGGATTTAAAATCGAATTTCTTCTAGCTTTAATTTGTGTATCATTTAAATTCCAAGCTTGAACGTGAACGTCATCCATTAACCTTAAAAACGCCTCTCCGTTTGCAAAAATAACTGCAAGAACATTTCGGATATTTGGAACAAATCCAATACCATTATCTTTTTTTTGTAATAAATTAGTTAAAGCCTCTGTTAATTCTTCTTGGATATTTTCTTTAGTTTTTTTTACATTAGTACCCATTTGATTGATTAAATCTTCAAATCGACCTTTACCTTCAAAGGTATAAAATTGGAATTTTTTTTCTTCCGAACCTTTTTTATTTACAATGACTAATGAGTTAAAAATACCTTGTGTCGCTAATTCATTATCAAATTGTTTAAGTTGCTCAGGACTTGGTGTTGTTGATAATTTTTTTCTTTGTCGATAAGTTTCTAAAAGATTTACATCACCATATTTTGGTTCAATTGGGAAAATATCTATTTTAATATCAAATGGTACACTTGAACTAGTATTTGTTTTACCGTCAATAGTGTATTTACCTTTTACACCACAAACAGGATTCTCATCCATTTTTTCTTTTGCCTTACTAATAATACCTTGTAGTTCACTTAATGCTGCGGTTCGTTTTGTTTGAGTATCTATTTCACGTTTAAATGTATAAACTTTACTACCCTCTGTAAGACCATTAACCCCTTTCATAACCAAATAATTCTCAGTATCCATATATTTGAAAAACCAAGACGTTCCCGCCCCTGCGTAAACATCTTTATCCAAATTACCTAATAATCTTTGATATTCCTCAACATATGTTAATGGGTCTAAATTTTGTTGTGAGAATGAAGTTAAAATATTTTTAATAAAATTTTCAATTCTATCTCTCATTTGAACAACGGTTATTTCCGGAAAATCATCAGGTATCATTCCTTTTGATTTATATTCACTATATAACTCTCTAACCTTTTGATATCCTCTTGAAACTATTGAATTCTGAACATTTGAAAAGTTGGTTGCTCCACCTTTAGTCGTTTGTATATTAACTCTAGATTGGTACATATGTGGAACAGCCGTCAACGCCGCCATAGGTACTTCACTCAATAATGTATATTTGTATGTGTAAAAATGTAGTTTGATTTTAAAATTACCATTAGACGTATCATATCTTGATGAAAATGTTTGTAACATTAATTGTAATTTAACCGCTTTACCATAAAAACCTTTTATTGTTAATTGAAACATCGGGTAAGGTAAATTAAAAAATGCCGCGTATGGTGAATTATCACCGGCCTCAAACATAGCTCTACCTTTAACATCTTCTAAGTCAATAGTAATTGATGGTAAAAAATCTAATCCTTGTCTAATGTTAATTGACGTAATACCTAATAACCCATTATCAACAGATGCTTGTTTACCGCCCGAGTTAATTGTTTGTTTAATATAATAATCACTACTCTTATTTGAATTTGATACTGATGTTAATTTTGGTTGATTTACACCGTTACCGGTGATTGTATCTTTACCTGTTATTTCATCAGTATATGAATTATCTAAAAATGTTTTATCACCCGGTTTTAAAAAATTAATACTGGCAATTGAAACTGTTTGTACTTGGTCGTTATTTGCAACACCAAGTGCTAATTTAGTACGTGGTAATACTTTACACTCTAAATTAGCATACATCACTAAATTTTCTTGTTTAACATATCTTTCTTGTACTTTTCCGTCACTGTCTATGACTTTATTTGGGTCTATGATTGATATGTTATTATAATCAAACTCAACTAATATATTTTCCGATTTATCTACCATAATAAAAGAAGTAATTTTCTAGGTCATTGTTGTAATCCTGTAATGATGCTATTAAAGGATAAGGGATTGTCAAGATTGCCCCATCAGGGATATTCCATTCTTGGCCTGCGTATATTGGATTTGCTTGTAATATTAACCAACCAAAAAAAGGTGTCCCATAATATTGTTGTGAAACTTTGTCTAATCTAGATTGAGCAACTTTGAAAATATATTTTTTATCTGTGGATTTACTTGGCAGAGTAATATATGGAACAACGGTTTGTCGTCCATTAACAATAAAATTATTGTATCTATTATAATAATCTTTAGTACCCATAATTAATCAAATTTTATTTTGCCATCAAAAGTTAATTTATCATTATTTACGTTAACCGTTTTATATAAATTAGCAATATCCGTTTTTTGTTGTGCTTCTGTTGCAGGGTCAGGAACTGTTGTATATGTAAATTTTCTTAACTTACCTTTAGGATAAGCAGGTTGGTTCACAAATTTTGAATATGATTCTTTATCCCTAATTGTTTTAATAAATTTTTGCTCAGCAACTAACTCTTTTTTAGTTAAATCCGCAAAATCATCACAAATATTATTAAATTTTCTAACCAATTTATTATCATTCTTTAACTCACCACTAATAATAGCGTTTATAAATTGTGTTAATTTATTTTTATCGTTAAATATTTGAGCCATTACCATGAATTGTCTTTTATCTTCAACTGATGCCGTTTCAAATTGTTTAGATTTTGGCTCAAATTCACCCGGACCTTCATATGGTGATGTAACAGTTGTGATTATTTTTTCAGCATCCATTAAAAGATTAAACTCATCTAATCTAAGACCAACTAAACGATAATCATCACATAATTCCACATACGTATCCAATGGAGACCCAAGACTAGCACTATTAACTTCAGTTGTACCTGATATAGTATAAACACGAGGAACACCCGTATCTAAAATCTTACCATCAGTTTTAGTTGTAACTAAATTGATTTTTCTAATTATCTGAACCATGTTTTGTTCCAAGACAACTATTTCTTGAATTTTAGTAAATAAACCACTACTATAATCACCTTTTAATGAGTTAATATATTGATTCATATTTGTTTTAACTCTTTGAATTGTTGCATCCGTAAATTTAAAACCAACTAATCGTGATATGATGTAATTTTTATTTGTTGGATTATCCGCATTTATATCTGAAATAAACGTACTAAACAATGAATCCACTTTAGTTTCAACACCTTCCGGTTTCCCATAAATTGGCGCCAATATACTACTAGAATTTAAACTTATTTCTCCGGAAGTATATAATCTATCTTGAGTAATTAACTGCCAAACACCATAATTGTAAGATTTGACAATACTATCACTTTGATTTAGTATGTTTGTATAATATTCTTGTGTTGAATCTAATATTTTATCCATTATAGTCATGTAGGTAATTTCACCTGTTTGACCACTTGTTACAGGAATATTAGTTAAGATATCTCCAATCGTATTTCCACCATCATTAACCACACCATTTTGAACATTGTTAACTGTAACCGGTGGTTGTGCATCTAATATTGACTGAACTAATTTAGCATCCAAAGCTGAAGTATCTTCAGTCCATGTCGCTCTTTCATCATAAATTTCAGTATTAGCGTAGAAATTAAATGATAACGCATTTTGTAGTTGTTCCACAGGTCTAGCTAATCCCATACCACCAATCATATCAAAACTTAAATTAACATTTGCTATCATTGGTTGGATACCGATACCTTCAGGATTCATATCTAATATTAATGGCTCATATGAAAATGAAATTGTTTTTGGAATTATTTTACCATTATAAAAATCCCCAACTCTTAATACTAAAACCGGTGGTGCCCCAAAGGCAGTATTTACCGCGTCATTATATTTTGGTTTACCATCAACACCAATAACAGGTATGGTTTCACCAGGTCTAACACATTGATTTAAAAAAGTCAATCGGGCATTTAATCCTTCAGGTGTCATAGAGTGAAAAGCTGGATTAAAAAATCTAATTTTATCCGCTATAGAACCATACACCATAGGATTAGTTTCTTTAATAACGTCAAAATAATCACACTCTGTTAATAATTGTCTAATAATTCGTTTACCAATACCTTCTTTTAATTTTTGTTGTATTTCAACAGTTTGAACCGGTTTAACTGTGTTAATTGTTGTACCACTAACATCAGGTGTTATAATTTCAACTTTTTGAGTTGTCGTAGTAGTTGTTACTGTTGGAGTAACAAGAATACTATTAATTTTAACCCTTCTACACGCCATAGCGTCAGTTGAAAATACTTGAGCCAAATTATTTGAAGTTTCTGTATTTGTATTTGATTTAATGTCTTTACTACAATCAACTTGAGAACCACTACCTGACTCACCTTGAGGTATTACAATTTGTTCACCTTTACCACTTTGTAATGTAATTTGTAATGTTTTATCTTCAAAAAATGTTGATAAATTAGCGTCCCCAATTTTATATGTTTTTAAAAATTGAATTACTGAGTCATTTCTTCGTTTAGATAAATTTTCATTATATTTAACACTCGCAGTTGCAGATGCTGACCCAACCATTTGAATACTAATAGTCCCTTTTTTTTCTTTTAATATGTTATAAGCATCAACAATAAAATTGCTACTATTATTAGCTATTTTATTAAAATTTGATATTACAATATTATCAAAGAATTCTTTTACGTTTCTATTAACACTACCCGTATTAAATATTCCACTTGAGGTATCTACATATTTTGTAATGTTTGATGGTGCAGTATAAGCAGAATATGTTATATTATATGGTACTGAAGACACAACCCCATCTGATTTAGGGTCAGGAATGTCATTATCAAAATAAAATGCCAATTGAGAATAATTCTTTTTAAAGTCATCAATTGATGTATCAGGATTTGCCGTTTGAACCACAGCATCTGCAGGTGTTCCCGCACCCCCTTGAGGTACTGAATTTTCTCTTGGTATACTTGCACTAACATTCTTTAACTCTTCATCCGTTAATCTTGGATTACTTAAAATCTCTTGATACGTATATAAATCTTTTGTTGGTATAGTATTAAATTTTAACGCCAAATCGTAAATATCATATTTAACACATCCCGCAAAGAATGAATCAATTATAGAATTAATTCTTTCTTTACTCTGACCTTTTAATTGTTTTTCAACAATAGTATTCATAACCGAAGGACTATCCACAATAATCTTCCAACTTAATTGACCACTTCTACTTGTGTTTTTATATGTATAGATTGGCTCAGGTCTACCTAAAAATGAAGTATCATTCCAATTAGCGGTACTACTATCCGAGAATTTTAAATCATATGGTGGAAACCACATAACTCTACCCCCATTTGGACCTTTTTCACAAACAGGTAATTCATCATAAGTAAATCCAGGTCTACTTGATGTTCTCCAAGCTAAGTTCTCAATTGAGAACATATATTTTTTAGCATACCCCCCCGTTCCATTAACATTATTCGCAATGATGTTTGTTGACCCCGGATTTCTCAACGGAGCAATATTCAAATTATATGTGTTATCTAAAACGGAATGAGTAAATCTTCTACCCGCAGTAGTTATACCATCTGTTTTTTGTAAATCATTATATGCGTAATACGGATTATCTTTAGTAAAAACCCTACAATATTCTATACCGGCATCACCACCTGTTGTATTATCCGTATATGATAAAACTTGAGAACCTTTAGTAATTTCTTTATAACCATCGTGGAATACCTTACTAATTTGATTCATCGCATTACCAACGTGTTTTAAACGGGCTTCACCCGTAACACCATCAGCCGAGTCAATTAATCTTTGAGTTTGGTCTAATATGGAAGTTTCTTTGAACTCAATGTTTGTTGATTCATCTCTTGTAATGTTTCCACTAACCAATTGAAAATCCTCATCCATTGTTCCTGAACCACCACCCGGTATTGCACGGAATCCGGCATTGGCTTTATATTTTGGAGACACCCAAACAAATCCACCATCAATACCACCACCATCACTATAAGACCTTCCTCCTAAACCAAAATTACTAAGTGCAGATTCATTACCTTCATACAAAATACCCATCTCTGATGGACCGTATACAGGTGAAGGGTCTTGTTGACCAAAGGCGTTAACAGGTATTTGATTTGGGGGTGAAGTAATATAAGACGGCTCTGATGTTCTATTACCAACATAATAACCACCAACTAATGTACCATTACCCGGATTAATATTTGGAACTAATAAGTTAACTAAACCTTGTGCAACTCCAAACAATAAACCATAATCTTTATCATACGATGGTTGATATCTGTTATAATTAATATTTGCAAATAAAACTGACCTTTGTCCGTTACCGGTGTTTGCCAAGAATATTTGTGAACCACTTCTATTAAGATTTAATATTGGACCTAATAAACCACCTGTTAATTGATTTACGGTGTTTAATGCGTTTGATGTTTGTTGTGTTTGACTATTTTCGTTGTTATCGTTAAAATAATCACCAGGTATTAATGAAACAGGCCAATAAGCCCCCGCTAATCTTGTTAAGAAGTCGGCAGCTGCAACAACAGGATTTTCAGGTACGGTAATCTTCCAATTTTTATAAACTAAAGGTTGTTGACCTGACAACATCATACTAATCTCAAACGGGTCTTGTAGAGATTGTAAATTGATTTGTCCTAATGTGTTTTGAAATAACTCAGCATCAATCCTTTTTTTCAATAAAGAATTTAATTCAGTCGCCCCAAATCTAGCAATAAATGAATCTTGAGACAATAATCCATTACTACCAATAGGATTTGGTGATAATAAAATATTATATGGTGAATATGATGACGGAGCAAAACTTGGCGGTTCCCAATAAGGTTGATAAATCTTATTGTTATTCTCAACATCAGTAATAATTACTAAATCATTAAAACTTCCCGGAGGACCATATCTGTTTTGAATATAAGCAGCATCAATGAAAAACTCATTTACTAAATCTAAAACAGTATCATTAGGATTATATTCTCCTTGATTTGAAGCAACAGGTAAAGGAGGTCCGTTGAAATTTATTTGAGTACTATAACCCCCATCAGGACCATATTCATTTAACGGATATAATAAATTTGAATAAGAGCCATTAGTAATTAACTCACCCGGAGAATCAATAACATTACTAATACTTAAAATTGTTTCATAATTAACTTGACTCACAGGTGGGGTATACACTCCCTGAACACTGTAAGGTGCCAAGTTTTTAACCATTAGTGAATTTCTAAAGGAAGACGTGGATGCAAATGATAATGAACTCTCTGCCATATATTCTGATTTATCTATAAATAGATTGTACTTTATTTTATACTAATGAACTCGCGCTTATATTACTATTCATTAATTGTGTTTTGTTTGCCGTTGGAGCCATTAAACCATTACTATATATCGCCTCTTTTAACGCTCCGACCATACCTTGTTGAACGTCAGTATTTTTAAGAGCCATTACTATTTGGTTAGTATCAACATTACCTGTTGTTTTTAAATCTATATTGTGATTTAATGTTATTTCAATTGGTCTATCAGTAGATGGATTAGTTGTCGTTTGTGAGGTATTAGTAGGAATTGTTGAGGTATTTCTAACATTACTAATTTCTGTTTGAGTAATGTTTGTATTCTGTTTATTATTACTTTCCGCCTTAGTTATATCACCCGACATAAGTTTTTTAAGTTGGTCAAATATAGGATAATCGTCTTTTATTTTTTTAGATTCTTCTTCAGCATTTTTCATTCCGGTATCATAAGCTGAATTAAGTAATGACCCTAATTTTGATAAACTTTTCCCAATTTCTTGTCTTGCCTCTAATTGACTTATTTCCCCATCTGTTAATCTTTTAAGAACATCTAAACTTTTATCTATACCTGAGTCAATTGATGATGCAAGATTTTTTGTACTCATCTCTTTTGGTGAAAGTGTTTTTCTAACAGCTGTAGAAGTATCCCTAAGAAGATTTATACCACTACCCATCGCTTTAGTTTTTGCAACACCTAAACCTGTTTGGTCCGCTAATGATTTTATATCAGCTGCCATTTTTTCCGTAACACTTAATTGACTAACAGCCAATTCCTCCATTGTTTTTGGAGCGGTGTTAGCCATTTTTTCAAGATTGGCGACATCTGTTGCATTTAATTCATCAATAGCTTTAGTAATTGTTTGTCCTGTTTGCTCATCTTTAACTTGAACTTCATATTTACCTCCCGCACCCATTTCAGCCATATTGGCTATCATTTTTTGCTTATCTTCATCTAATCCCGGTAAATCAGGAAAACGGATTTTACTCATTTTTAGTTCCAAATCAGCACTACCTATCGCCATTTTAGTCAATTGTTCATAAGGTATACCCATCGCTTTGGATATCTCTCTCATTTGACGTTTCGCACCCGGCATAATTTCAAAATTACCATCTTTACCTAATTGAACAAATTGTTTACTCATTTGAGCAATTTGATTTTGTAATTCCGCAGGGTCATTTTGAGCTAAATCCATCATTTTAAGTGGGTCAAGTAAACTACTTTGAGAAACACCTAATCTTTGCATTGCAGCCGCCATTTCAATAGCACCTTCCGGGTCAAATACTTTTTCCGCAAACGCCAATGTTTGACTCATATCAATTCTTAACATACTCGCTTGAGCAGCCATTTTAGCCAAACCGGATACACCACCTTCAAAATTATATTTGTTAAGGGCATCCATATTTTGTAAAACTTTTGCCGAAACATCCGAGGCATTTACACCTGACTGAGTAGCAATATCAACAACTTTTTTCATTTCACCGGCAACTCGTCCCGCACCAATTCCAACATCTTTAAATCCTGACACTAATGTACCAACTTCTTGTCCAGTCACTTTCATTGTTGCGTAAAGGTCTTTATTTACTTCCGCAGATAATATTACGTTTCGTTGTAACGCCTTTGAAGCGTCCTGTTGTGTTTTAATAACGTCCGCGATATCCCCACCTAAAGTTCTAACATCAGTAACCGCCTCAGCCATAGTGGCTCTTAATGTTTGAGCCATTTCTTGACCCATACCAAATTGTTTTAAAAGGGTACTAGCTCCTTTATCAAGTTCAGCAACGACTTTACCAACAGCCGCGGTACTAAAATTACTCAATAAAGCTTCACCAAACGAATCAAGGATATCTTTACCTTTTTGTCCACTAGCATCTAAACTACTCGTATCTTGCATATTAAATTTGTTTTATAAATAAATACACCAAAGACACATTTTAATTTAGGTCTTTGGTGTATTATCTTCTAGAATTCTGTTTATTAAAAATTTCCTAACATAAGTAGGCATCTCGTTGAAGTCACTATACGATGTTCTAATAAATTTAGCCATCAAATAATATTCCTCAATTAGAAGTTGTCGATAGTTAAAAGAAAGGCCGAAAAAACTCAACCCCAAAGGTTATCTCGAAAGATACCAATTCTCCTGATGGGGCGGTTGCAGTTCTTTTAAGGTCTAATGACGGTTCATTTTCTCTTAAAAAAGTTCTTATGTATTTAGAGTCCATAATAGGTAACGTATCAACAAACATTGCAATTTTACCTCTATCGCTATCACCATCAATCTCAACAATTTGTTTTTGTAATTTCCATGTTACTCTTGGAGCTTGTCTTCCAACAGGATATTGTTCAACCATTTTATCCAACTCAATAGTATCATGAAAAGTGGTAGGTCTTAATTTAACCGTAACACCTGTTTTAGGTAATGTTGTAGTAAAAAAACCATTTTCATCAGGTTGATTTTTAGATTGTTTAATATTTAATTCATCCAACACAACAGTGTGTGAAAATGTTTTATTAGTACTTGGGTCAATTAAATTAATAATATATTCCGGGCCAAAAGAAGTATTTCTTAAAAAGATTAAAATTGCTTCAACATCACCATCCATTAATTCTTCAGGACGTAAATCATGTTCATACAATTTATTTCTTAATAAAGTAAATACAATATTTTCTTTACCAGCCATCGCTCCAATCAAATAATTTTCATCAGATGCTGTTAAATAACCTACTTTAACCGATTTTTTTTTGGATTTATAAAAAATTCCACCACTCGGTAATGATACCACATCATGCGGTAATGTGAAATTTTCTGTTGCTGCGTTAATTAAACTTTCGTCCATATAAATTTGTTTTTATTATAAAATATAATCGTATATGTTTTTTTATCAATAGTTAATAAAAAATCCACATATCAAAAATATGTGGATTCTTAATTTTAAATATAAAGTATTTTTTTAGTAAACTAATATACATCTATCCATACGTAATACCGCAGATATTGTTGCCAACGCGTCTGTATTATACGCTAATGAATCAAAGTTAACATCTGATAAGAAAGTTCCTTCTAATATCCATTTCTCAACAACTACACCCGTTGGGTCTAACATCTCAAGGTCAACATTCTTTTTATAACCCGCAGCATACCCCATACGTCCGGTAACTGATTCAGCACATAAACGTACCCATTCCATAAGTGCCTGAGACGCTGAAGGTCCAATTGGGTCACGGAATTTAACATTTATTGTACCCCAAGTAAAACGACCGGCAACATATGTTTCAGTGTTTAAAAATGGAATCGCAACAGGATTAATTGTTATTTTTGGTCTTGCTGCCGATTCTACGAACCATTCATTAATCCCTAATGTTGAAGGAAAACGTAATATAAACCTATTTTGTCTTTTAGGTTCGTAAGGTATGGGCATTTTCATTAATAAATCAGCCATTTCAATTTGTTTTTAATTTTATTTATTTTATCTTTATTTAATAAATATCACTATTTAAAAAATATTTTAGTTGACTTTTAGAATTTAATTTATTATCATTCTCTTCTAGTCCAGTTTATTTAATACTAGTTTTTTTATTTACTAGTTTTTTTTATTAATTCTTTTTAATTATAACTATTTAATATTCTTTTTTTATTCCTCCTGCTGTTGAATAAGTTTTAATAATATTTTCAGGGTCTTTCTCAAAATGTTTTTTAACTACATCCACATTTCTTATATCATCATCAGAAAAACCTACTTTAGGTACAAAATAATTACTAATTTTATTTTTAAAGTAAGCGTGTTTTTGAATATGGTTAGACATTTTCTTAACGTATTCAACAAACTCATCTAAAGCTTTAATTTTTCCTTCTTCCGGATTTGTTGCAGAACCCTCACCAAAAGACACAGGATAAAAACGACACATATCTAAATATTCTTTTATCATTTCTGATTTAGATAATTCTTCTTCATCCGCCAAATCTCGATACTTTTCTAAATTCTTAATTAATTCATTAGAATTTATACCGTTTGTGTTTGACACAATATAATTATAAACACCTTGTTTAAGTACATTCGGATTATGACCTCTTGCCGTTACTATAGAAAAAATTGACCCATTATTGATTGCCTCAACAAAATCACCCCAAGCCGGACCTGGTTTTGCTAACATAGCATCAACAATGAATTGTTTGTCACCTTTATCCCTAAAATATCTAAAAGGTTCATCAGCAAAACCAACAATAGTACGGTCATTATACTCAAATGGTTGATTACCAATTTCCGTTCTATAATCTGCAAAATCTTCAGTGGACATACCTACTTCACGACCTTCATCATCTTTTAAAATAATTTTTGTTGGCATTGTAACAATGTTATCATCCCAATCAAATGCGTAGTATTTTTCATCAGGTGCCCCTGCATCATCAATACCTTCTTTTAAAATTTTTTTATTAAACATAATTGTTATTTGGCTTAATTATGACCCACTATTACAATGGGCCATAATTTTATTTATTATATATTCTCGAAAGATGCTCCTGTTGGAGTGATATAGAACGTAATGTCTATAAATTCTAACGATTTGGTTGGTTTGATGTAAATCTTACCTGTCATTTGATTTCTGTCTAAGTCAGCTGCGTCAGACGAAACTGTTACTCGGAAATCGTAAAGACCTCTATCTCTTCTAATCGAATCTAATATTGGATTAACAGAATCTAAGAAATCTTGTCTTACTTTAGCATCGTTTTGTTCAAATAATAATCTAACAGAAACTGCGGATATTAATTTACGAGCTTGAAGTAATAATCTTCTTACGTTGATTCTATCAAGAGCCGATTGTCTAATTTGAAGAGTTTTATTACCCCAAATTACTGTTCCAACATCTGAAAACGTTGCGATTGGATTTAAACGACCTTGATATAGAGTATCTCTATTCTCTTGAGTCAATTTAACTCTCGCTTTAACCGCATTTACAATACCTCTCGTGTAACCCGCAGCCGCGAACCAAGGATAAGCGATGTTGTCTGTTAACGCTAAGTTTCTCGTTACCTCAGCAGTTGCTGGTAAGTAAATTTGTGTATTGTTAACCGTATCTCTCATTAATACCCAAGGGTAGTAAGTAGCCGTGTAGTTAGAGTCAATACCTGAATTTGCTAAATTATCTACTGCCTCTTGTGGGTAAATAAAATCAAATTGATTACCTGTCGAAGGAACATACATCTTGTAGTCAGGTGTTGTACAAACGTACAATGAATCCGCTCTACTATATTCTATCATATCGATAGCATTTTCAACTAAATTAGAGTTATTTACATAATCAATACCCGGTGTAACAAACACGTTAATGTTTACCGCTTCAGGATTTGCAAATGTTTCTTGACCCAATAAATAAGCGTAATAATCGGTATTCGCAAAATCTTGAGTATTACCTGCAACACTAATTTGTTTGAATGCACCCCAACCTGTCGCGGAAGGGTATCTTGCGGTAGAACAAGCTCCTTTTAAGTAACCTCGTCTACCTAATACAAATTCATCTTTATTTGTTCTAAATTCTCTATAAATGTCCCATCCATCAAAACCACCTTTAACAAGTAAAGTAAATTTACGAGCAAAAATTCTATAATAAGGATTTTCAGGGTCATCAGGGTCTGACGTAAATGGTGCATCACCACAGAAGAACGCCGGTGTACCACTAGTAACAAACACATTAGGAATTGTAATACCACTTGCGTTTTTATCCATATGGAATCCTTTTGTTCTAAAGTTCCAAGGTAAACCTTCAGTATTAAAACATACACTTGC